TAGGTCCTATTAAAGCTTGAAGCACTCTGTTCTCCTACATACACAAGTCTTCATACTTTGTTGTATGAAGTCTGTGTCTTGATAATTCTCTAGCAGAGCTAATGCCAACTCTACCATTTTTTGTTAACTTGTTAATAATCCATTTTATCATTTTTTAAACCTTTCATCTATCCAACATTTACCATAATATAATATAAAAAGCCAAATTGTAAATAATATTCCCTCAAAATAAGACAAATCGTTCCATGCGTCTAAAATTACATTACCATCCATTATCTTTTCCCTATACTTCTTAAACTTTCCATAACTTTGTCTATATCTGGTTCTTCACCATTTGGATTATACAAACATTTATATTGTTTTGGACACCATGATTCAATCATAAATTCATAGGTTTTGTTACCACCTTCATAAATACAAGCTTTTTTCTTTGTATACTTTGAAGTAATTCTTTTCTTTAGTCTACATGTTGTGTATTTTTTTACATCTGGATTACGCCATTCTTGTTGTTGTTTTGAATATTGTCTTGGCTTATATTGATAAGCATAAGATTTACTAGACCATACAGAAGCAACTAATAAAGCAAATCCTCCAACAATAGATGCTACAATTAACCAAATAATTCCCTCACCAACTTGTCTTCGTAATTGTTGTTGCTTGTATATTGTTTGTTGTCTTTCTTTTCTTATCTGTCCTTCCATAGCCAAAAGATCATTGTAAGCTTGTGGACCATAAGTCATATTTAAAAAAACCTTGAGTTCGTACCTTTGTTCCTCAAGTTTCTTCTTGGCTGCATAAGCAGCGAGAGCTGCCTCCTCAATTGAACCAGCCTTAAACAGCTTACCGAATAGGGGAGGATTCTTGGCTTGTTTTTCTGCATTGTCAACATCGGAAACAGCTCCCATCCAGCGTCCAATATCGCCAGACATTTGTTCTATATCACGCCCTACTGCGAATCCTTTTTTAATTGCATCGAAAGCTTTACTTGCCACTCCCATAGCTAGTGATATAGTTACTGGATCCATTACTTCTTCAACGCTGCTTGTGTGTTAATTCTGTAAATATTTACGTCATTTCTGTCTTCTGCTATTTTTTCTTGTAAACCTGACCTCTGTTGTGCCAACTCAAACGCTTGTTGTAGCTTTGCTTGATCAATTTGGAAGTTCATTTGATCATTTGCCACTTTTCTTTGTATTTCAACAGTATCATTCTGCAATTCTTGCTGTCTAATCTGCACAAGTGGATCAATTTGTTGTTGTGGCTGTAGAGAAGGCATAACTTCAGTTAATATTTCACCAATTTGTTGTGCAATCGCCGCTTCAATAGCTGCTGGGTCAATTTGAGGAACTATTTCACCTCTAGCTTGAGCCTCTTGTACCGAAATCTGAAAGAATTTAGTCACTTGATCTCTTGCCATCAGTCCAACATGCTCTTGAACATGTGCTTGTAGCAATGCAAACCCTTGTGGATTGACTTGTGCTGCTGGTGTAGCCAAAAATGTCACATGAGCACGGACATGAGCTTCATGATCTTGCTCTGGAAACACTTGTAAAGGCGCTGCTTTAATAGAATTAGCATTTTCTGTCGCTGGATCTACTGGTGCAGGCGGTTGTGGAGGAGGTAAAATGCTGTCAATGTTCTTAATATCGAGTGCATCGTACATTCTCCTAAAAGCTTCGTACTGATTATGTATCTGTGGAGCTTGTTGTGCCATTTGCAACTGTGTTTGAGCCAATGACAAGCGCTGTGCCATAGAAAAAATGCTCGGATCTGATATTGGAAGTATATCAATACGCCCATCAAAGTCAGATTGCATGATTTGTGGATTAACATTACCTACAAAATATGGATATGGCACTGGATTTTCACTAAAAATCTCTGCCAACATTCTAAATTCTTGCTTTTGAGCGTAATGTAGACGCTTATGTATGCTAGAAATAATCTTTGAGCCTTGTTCAATCAAGGCAACAGTTGTTCCAACTGGAGCTTGTGAGTTCACATCACTGATTTTTGCGTCTGCAACTTGTGCAAAACGTCTACCAGAGTCAACAACTACACCTAAAAGTTGAGCTAGTGTACCAGATGGCTCTTTGTATGGCAGTGGGATAATGGAATTTTTGAGATCTCCACCTGGGACATCGATATCTCTGAACTCCCCAGGATTAAGAGGCTCGTCATCATTACGAATACGAACACCTCTTGCTTTGAAACCCGCAGGAAGATTTGATAAAGTACCTGCATCTATTAATTGCCTCAATATTGAAGTGGCTGCACGAGACAAACCACCAATTGTGTGTAGTAACCCGAAACCATAAAAACCAAAACCTGGTAAAAACTTAAAATGTACGAAGTATTGTCGCTTTCTTCTTAACGGATCTTGTTCCCTATAGTTTCTAACCACCGATAAAACTTGATTCGAGTTTTCATCGATCGTGACAATGTACGGCAACATAATGCCATTCGGATCCTCAAAACCTTCCAGATCCAAGTCCACATGGATTTCCAACAATGTATATACATCGTCAGAATAGTTAGGATGGAGTCCTTGCAACTCATCAGTAGTTCCTTGGATACTTCCTTCGTCTTCTCCAGAATCTGCCGTAGATAGTTCAACATCTCTATATACTCCTGCTACTTGTAGTTTTCTAATATCATTATACGACATTTTAACTACATGCGTAACCCTCTCAGCCGTCATTAAATCAGACGCTGAATATGGAACAACTAAATCCTCTGCTGGAACAAACTTAGAAACGGCTCTTTGTTTGGTTTGATCAAAGTAAACTTTCTTAAATGTAGATCCAGTAAGTGGCAAATAAAATAACATTTGATCTGTGTCTGGGTCATACTCTTCCATAACTTCCGTGATCTGATAGTTCATGAAATCTTTTACTCTTTGAGCTTGATCTTCTGTCTCTTTTGTAGCTACACCTAATATCTGTGTTTTTACAGGTCCTCCGCTTGGTAGCATCTCTTTATAAGCCTGGGACTGAAACTGTGTTGTTGCCTCACTCAATAATGGATGAGTTACCCCACTAGCACCAAGAAAAGGGTCACTTCTGTCTTCATAATTAATTCCTAATAAATTAAGTCCCTTGGCAATGGCTTCTTCCCAATCAGATCTAGACTCCATGTCCTCTCGAACTTTGTTCTGTAATTCTGAAGATAATGCACCTAACACAGAATCATCTAAAACTTCCGCTAAATTAGCGTCATGGTTGTATGGCTCGGCTACAACTTCTACAGTTTCTTCTGTAGCAAGTTCAATCCCTTCGGGTAACTCTTCCATGGTCGATGGTAATTCGATATCCAAACTTTCATCATCTGGAATGACATCTCCACCAGCGCCCATTGCTTTTTCAACCATGCCTGCTATTTCTCGTTCTGCCATTATGAAATCCTCGTTACTCTTTTTTTACCTGGAGCCAGTATATCAGAAAACCTATTTCTGACTATCCTTACTTTTTTACTAGGCTTTTTGTTTAACTTTCTTCTTATCTTAAAAAGTCTACCCATTAGTAAACGCCTTTGAACGTCCCACCACGGTTTTTCATTACACCACCCATGTTCATCTTTTTAACAGAGCCACCTATTTTTTTAGACGCAACTTTTACGTTTGGTGCATTTCTGTCCTTAGTCTTGGCAACTTTTTCTTGTTGTCTTTTTAAACTAGCCTTGTCCATGATTGGTCTGTTCATCTCTTTCATGTCAGCTTTTGTTTGACCTTCATAAATATTCTTTTTCTTTTTTGTCCTAACTGGCTTTAATTTACCACCTTGAAAAGACTGTGGATCTGGAACTATTAATGTGTCTTGATTAAATTCCATTGTCTTTTGACCCTCAGCACCTTTAAGTCCAGAGTTCAGTTTTTGTAGCATTTTAATTGTAGTATTATTCGCTTTGGCAATGCTCCCCAAAGTATCATTCTTTTTTACCTTAACTTTCTTAGTTAATTTACTAGAGCCACCAGCTTTGATGGCTTTCATTAAATCACCCATAAAGGTTCCAGTTGATTGTGTCATGTTTTACTCCTTAATAGTATTCTCTTGATCTTCGAGGAAACCAATCCTCTGGCTCTTCCTCACCTTGTAGTGATATAAAACCACCTTGCCTAAAACGCATAATAGCCATTGTCATACTATCACAATAGTCATCATGATCGCCATTCGGAAATGAAGCTACCTCTTCTATAACTTCATCTGCAAACTTTGAATTAGGATACCACACTTTTCCAGATTCGAAAATAGGAGAAACTATATGCATCCTCGTAGTTTTATCTAAGTTACCCCCTTTACGCCTGCCAGGACTAAAAGTAACCACGGGTAAATTGATCATTCTCATTTCATCAGCCAAAGGTTGACCACTTGCCTTCGCCTCAATCAACATCATATCGGGTTCCCAGTATTCATTCTGCTCTATAGCTATTTCCTTTAACTCTGGAAAATTCCATCTACCCTTCAACGCATCTAACAATATAATATGTTGTTCACCATCTTCCTTCGGCTCAAAAATACCCCATGTCGTTATGGCACTATAGTCCGCCGTCTCTTTTTTAGAATATGCCGTATCGTAACTTTGAATAATATAGTCAAGTCTCGGTGTGTCTTCTCTTTCCCATAAACGCCACCAATCACGCTTGACCATTGCTACTTCTTCAGATGTAGGATTCTGCTGCCACTGAGCATTCCACTTGCCCAGGGACAGTGAAGCCTTGACCTTTAACAATTCTTCTACATTCCAGAATTCGGGCCATAAAGGTTTTTCACTAGGAAGTATCGCTGGAAACTCGACCACTTCCCATTGATCTGCCATAGTGTCTTTTACTTGATCTGCAATTAATCTACCCGTGAGGTCTTTCTTAGACCATCTTGTTTGCACAATTATGATGGTTCCCCCAGGTTGTAGTCTTTGTCGTGGACCAGAAGTGTACCACTCGTATGTATTGTCATACGCAGTTGAAGACAACGCATCTTGTTCAGAGTGTGGGTCATCGATAATTAATAAGTCTGCACCACGCCCTGTCATTGCTGCACCCACCCCCGCCGCAAAGTATTCCCCGCCACGGCTCGTTTCCCATCTTCCAGCCGCCTGGCTATCCTGTTTGAGATCCGTGCCTGGAAACACATCGCTATAGATAGGATCAGCAATGAGATCACGAACCTTTCTACCAAACCTTACCGCAAGTTCAGTATTCATGGTAGCTTGAATTATTTTTAATTTAGGGTTTCTTCCTAAAAACCAAGAAGGCATAAGGTAAGAGGCTAGTTCAGACTTGGAATGTCTGGGAGGCATGTTAATGATTAGACGCTTTAATTTGCCCTCGGCAATCGCCTCAAGCTTTTCAGCTATGATTCTGTGGTGTCGTCCCTCGATAAATCCTTCGTATACATGTTTAGCATACGCTAGAAACTTGCTCCTCGCCAATTCACGAGTCTCAAGCTTTTTCTTTTGTTCTTCAAGTTGGAGGACTTCTTGTAACACCTCCCTTGGCAACGAGTCTAAGTTCATGCTCGAACGATAATATATTTCAATGAATTTATCAAGCTAACATGACATGACATGCCACATACTACACACCCCCGTTATATGGGTGGGAGGGGGTTATTGGATTGCAAAGTTAACATGTTAATTAAATCAGTAACCCCAAGATAGTTAACTTGTTAAAGATATAACTTGGAGAGATAGTTAACTTGTTAATAGTTAACACGTTAATCGATAGTTTTATTTTTTTAATCTTTTTTATTGTAATACTTGCAATTAATTGTTATTGTTTATTTATAAACAAAAACGATATGAGGAGTAAATAAAATGACATATCAAAAAATAAATATCGAAAATGATTTAATAAAAAGTGAATTTAATATTTATTCAATTGAAGATAGGCAGAAAGCAATTATTGCTTTACTTGAATTGTTTGAATTATCAAAAGACAATAAAAAAGTTTTTGAGGGTTTAAAGCATTTTGAAAAAACAATAAAAGCTTTAATCAAATTAAATAAAAACAAAGCAATTAAATCTGGTAAGGCTAAAATGTTTAAAAGTAAATCTTATCTAATTCTTAAAAAGGGTAAGCTTGACGAATTAAAAAAGACTAACCCAGAATTATTTAAAAAGACTACAAGAGATATTTTTAAATATATATAAATCAAATAACCCATTGCAATTTATTGCAATGGGTATATAATTAATTAAAACGGAGGCTAAAAAATGAAAATAAAAATATCAAATATGACTGGTAAACTTAAAGGTATTAGAGCGATTAATTGTAATACTTTAAGTAATAGTTTTTGCAAAAAACAAAACAATTCAAAAATTGAAAATAATATTTGTACTATTTGTTATTCTTTTGCAATGTTAGAAACTCATAGAAAAAATTGCGTTTCACCATGGGAAAACAATAGCCAAATATTATCAACAATGGATATTGAAAAAAATAAGCTTATTCCATTATTTAAAAATGATCGTATCTTTAGATTAGATGGGCATGGTGAATTAATTAATTTATTGCATTTACATAATTACTGTACAATTGCAAAGCATAATCAATATACAAATATTGCATTATGGACAAAAAGAAAAGATTTAGTAAATAAGTATTTTAAAGATCATGATAAACCAAAAAATTTAATTTTAATTTTTTCTAATTCAATTATCAATAAACCAATTTATGATATTCCAAAACATTTTGACAAAGTTTTTAATAATGTTTTTGAAAATGATTTTAAAGAAAAACAAAATTGTACTGGTCAAGATTGTATTGATTGCCAAGCTTGTTATCATTTTAATAATACCAATATAATTATTGAGGCAACAAAAAAATATTCAAAAAAGAAAATTGCATAATTGACAAGGAACAATTTAACATGTTAAACAATAAGCGAGCTAGTCGGGATAGCTCACTTATCAAAATCGAGAGCCTAGGATTTCCTCCCCTTCCTAGGCTCTTTTCTC